CTTTAGCTGTTGTCGTCGCAGAAGGCAATCGTGCCACAGGAACTGTTCCTGTTGTGAGGTTGGCCGCATTATTGGTTCCTAAGTTCGTCCTAGCAACAGAGGCATTAGCTACCGTACTAAGGTTATCTGCTTTCTGTAAATACACCGTCTTGATATCCGCTGCATCAGGGAACTTACTAGTTGTACCTGAAGTAACTTCTGCTGCTGTAGCCTTTTCCACCACACCTGTCGTGGTAGTGGTAGCGTTCTGTTTAATATTATTAAACGAAGTAGTAGCGTTACTTACAGTGCTTAAGTTATCTGATTTCTGTACGTATGCAGTTTTAACTCCGGCTGCGTCGGGGAACTTACTGGAAGTCCCTGAGGTTATTTCCGCAGCGGTAGCTTGTTCTACTACACCTGTCACTGTAGTAGTAGCGTTCTGCTTAATATTATTAAATGCTGTGGTAGGGTTACTTACATCTGATAGGTTATTATCCTTATCCATTGCATAAGAACGTACCCAATCAATCCACTTACTGATAGCATTAAACATCCAGTTAAGATGCTCTCTTCCCCAGATACCTCCTGAGATAATACCGTTGGTCTTAAGGGGTGCTGTCGGTTCTATTATATTTACTGGGTCGTCACTCGTTACCCATTTAGGGTCTTGCGTTGGCTTAGCTGCCATATTTTTCTCCTTAAGTAAAAATTACGTCAATCATAACTAAATCTGTAGTTCCTAGATCTGCTACATCAGGTAGTACCGCCAAGGGGTTATTCTCTGCTGTTGCTAGGTCTGAAGTCTCCCAAGGGAACTTCCCTACATAAGGGTTCTGGAAGAACACCCCGTTTACTCCTATCGGAAGTATCGCGTTGATAATATCTGAAGTTAAGACTGCTTGTTGTGTGTACAGTCTTACTGATACTTCAGCAGGGAATTGTTCAGTGATCTTATATCCACCTTCCCCTGCAATATCGTCTAACGCTTCGATTAATGTCTTAGATGACCCAGTAGATTTATTAATTAAAATCTGGGTCTTTATTAACCGACGATAATCCTCATCTCCTTCGATACCCCGTGGTACGTTAAGGAGTTTTCCTATCAGATTCAATATCTCCGAATTAGCGGTGTCTAGGTGGTAATTAGCAACAATAGCAAACCCTGTATCTATTACTTCTTGATGAGGGACCGCAACACCTTTTAGGATACTTTCTATTGTGTTCTTATCTTTAAACTGTGGCAGTAGCAGATCTAATGCCGCAGCCGATAAGTCAAAAGATTTTATCTCTGCCATATTGATTCCTTAAACAAAAGTTATATCTGCTGTAACAAAAGATGAAGTCTCAGAAGGGAGTACTGATATTCTTCCCTCCGACCAGTTAGCAGGGATAGGAGTATCACCTGAATTAGTAATCCGTTGCATCTCTACTGTTACATCTTCGATACCGTTAGTATTCCTGTAGATGTCTTGGTAGAATCTTTTAGGAATAATATCTGTACCTGAAGTAAGAGAGTTGCCGTACGTTACAATAGCATTACGTATAGCTGTCTCGATTCCTGTAGTAGGAGTCTCTTCTGCGTAGAGAGTGTAAGTTACACGTACCGCAGTAATAACTTTAGCAGGGCGGGAAAACTTCAAGGTTCTATCTGTACCTGTAGCATCTTTATAGATTACCGAGGTATTACCGTGAGTCTGTATACCTAAAGGTTTCTCATCCCAAATAGTTTTAGCGATTAACTGATTAACTTCTTCATTATCAGGTGCCGATAAAATAACTTCAAAAGAGTGAGGAGGTAAACCTAAAGCGTTCGTACTGTTAGTTTCGTTCTCTTCGATCAATACTGTACTTACTTGCGCGATATTAAGTATTGCTGCAAGTACTGCGGCATAAGTCGCACTACCACTCACTGCCAACGATTTAGCCGCACGAATACGTGCCTCACTGTCCTCTTCACGTTCTCGTCCTATACCTAACTCTTTGGTGTTAGTTACAGAGATTACTGTTTGAGGGGTGATAGGTTCCGTTATCGTTCCTACAGGAGCTTTCACCGGACCTTCAAATTCTGCTTCAATGGTTGTAAATGCACTGACACTCAAAGGTTCGATAGTATCAATTGCGCTTACTACTATCTCTTCTGCATCGTTGTCAGAAGTTACAACTATATTCTCTTCTCCTGCTACTTCTGCATCTACACTGGCGGTCCACGTAGCTACAGTATCCGCGTTGATTACATCTCTAAGTCCTGTAGCGATCTCTAACTTAGTAGGGTCACTGTCTGTCGTGTAAGTGTAATCGATACCATTTACTGTCAAGGTTACTGCGGTACTTGCAGGTAAAGAAGTAATCGTATACTTAGCTGAGTAACATGAAGCTACGGTAAGTAATTTAGACACTGTAGTGAAGAACCTCTCTCTTGTTGAAGGGTTCTCGATAATGTACCCTTCCGAGATTGTTACATCATTTGCTGTGGTAAACAGCATACGGTCTGTAGAGGACTTAGATGCCTTGAGTCTCTCGAGACCAACAAGAGCTAGTAGTGAGTCTAAAGCTGTACCTTCCGCTTTATCTCTATCTAAAGAACTATATATCGTCTGAAGAACTTGTTCTGTTTGTGCTTGCTCTGTAGCGATAATACTGACTATCTGTCCAAGGATAAGATCTTCATCAAAGATAAGTTCCGAGTTCGAGTTCTGATTAATAGCTTGAGTTATAAGTTCACGTATTTCAGGGTAACGTCGTATTACTAACCCTTCCGATGTTAGTGTTGCCATTTGAACTCCTTATGTGTTATTCGGGCCATATAAATTCATCCGTCCAGATACCATCATAATTCCAGACTCCGTTTACAAATATACCTGTGGTACTTAGTAGTCCTGCATTACCGAAGGTAACATTAGTTATACTTGTGATCTCTCCTGTTTCTGTCTCATAAACGAAGTTGCAACGGTATATCCTGCTACTTTTATCTACGTTTGAGACAAAGGATAATACTCGGATAACACCTGCTGTCTCGGATACAATAGTTTTTATATCTTGATCTAAAAGTTCCTTGGTTCCTTTGGTGAAAAGTAGATCCGCGTTTATCCCAAAGTTTTTATTCTCGAACCAAGTGTTTGTCGACGTCTTAAGACTTATCATTATCCTTTGTCTAACTACTTCTTCCACTTTCGTTAAGAGAACTAATTGTCCGTTAAACACTAACAAGTCATTGTCATCGTCGAGTGCTAAATCTGTCATGCTACCTCTCCTGTGTAAGGTACTGGTGACGCTGGAGGAGTCACTTCTGTCCAAGCAACCACAATACTACTTACTGCGTCCTCTATGGCTGAAGCGATAGAGTGTGCCTTAGTATCTGTCACTTCTACCCACGAGTTCGTTTCACGTTTAAACCATTGTTTATTTGTTGTGTTGTATACGATAAGAGTAGGTTCTTCATCATAAGGGTCTAAGTCTTCTCCCGTGATAGCTGTGTGATCTGCTACCTCTGCGTTTGTCCAATACTGTCCCGTGTTTAAGTCCGAGAAGATGGTAGTAAGAGAAGCAGTTAATGCAGGAAGAACTGTTGTAGCAGTTATTGTTCCTGCTACAACGCTTGCCTCTACCGTAGGTGTACCTACAACCCCTACTGCTACTCCAGCAGGCATCCAGTAGTTAGTTACCGCAGTTGCGATTATTGCTGCTGCCCCCGCAGGTGTACCTACAGGCGGTAAGGTGAACGTAGGTGTACCAGCTGAGGTATAAGTTAGTGCTCCTTCCCCGTATTCTGCTGATGACAAGTAGTTGTCTACTGCGGTTTGAATACCTGAAGGGAAGTCGGTAGCCGACTCTGAGGGCTTGATAGCGGCGTATATGTCCTCTACCAATGTAGTGCCTAGGCTCATAGTGTAGTTACCTTCTGTGATAGATGTGTAGCTGCTACCATAGGGCTTATAGGTGGACCACTTGGACCAACACCTGTGGGTACACTAAGTGCGTTGTAAAGAGCTAAGAATGTGTCACCTAGTACTAGCTTCTCTACTGCGCCCCTTCCTAACTCTATCGTCCCCTCTTTAGTTATCCGTATCTCCATAGTATCAGAACCCATTGCCATAGCGTCTGGGTCAATTTCTTTACCTGAGGAGTACGTTAGCTTAGTTGGGACAGCAAATGCGTCTGGTAAGCTGTGTAGACGCTTCTCTGCGCTAACTACAGGGGCGGCTCCGTCACTATTCTTAAGTTCCATCGCACCTCTCATAGTGAAGTGCAACATAACTGTGTCACCTACTTCGATAGGGCATGTTATCCTGAAACCTCCTCCTTCGGGCCATTGAACTAAGATCCCTTCTAAAACAGGTTCATTATCTACGTACCCTTCTTGTGACACCCGACTTATTAAAGGTTGGGCATTAACCACGGTAGAGTTTCCTTTAACCTCGACTGCGGTAACTACTGCGGGAAGAGAGGTGTAGAGATAAGACAATGCCTCTTTGATATGAGATTGGACCATTTCGTACGCGCTACTCATAATACTCTACCTCCTCTGTTTCTGCTTTCAGTACCCAAGGACCATTTGCCCAGTCAAGATGGATATCTAGTTTCTTAATATCGTAGTCTCCTGCGAAGTCTCCTTCACTGATGTTTACGTAACTCTGTAAACCTACCTCTCCATTAAAGAATGTAGTAAACTTAACACCTTTTACTGCGCTATCTGCACTAGCAGAAGGGATACCTACTTTATTCTTTATCGGGTGAACTTTTCCGATGATGTTCTCAGGGGTGATTCTAAGGATCTCTGTGGCACGAGGCTGATCTTTTGGTTGTACATAAAGCTTACCTTTACAAATAAACCATACGTAGTCTAATGAGTCGCACAGGTCCGTCAATATTTTTGCTAGCTTCCCACTATACGCTACTTGTTCTTTTACCGACTGTGTTGTTCTGTCTGACTCTTGGAACCTACCTAAAGGTATCCCATTATCTTTGAACTTTTTTATCATCTGCAATAAGATAAAGTTATACGTACGTCCTTCAGGGTAACTGTCGACAAATCTTATACTTTTTATTGCGTTCCCTCCCTCTGTACATAACAAGGTAGTTACTGCATCAGGTCCTTCTGGTTGAGTAGATACATGATCCACTGTTCCAACAAAAGCTAGAGGGAGATCTTCCCCATCTTTCTGATACCCTGCATTAAGTAACACCAATGCATCTGTAACAAGAGACTCTAACGTGGTGTCGCTTAAATTAAACAACTTAATTACCGCTGTCTGGGGATTACTCGCACCCGCTTTAGGTTCTTTGTATTTAATTTTAGCGATCATCTGTATAGGATCAGTAATCTTACGAAAGGTAGCATCTACTGTTAAGTAATCTACATACCCTCCTGTAAGAGAACTTGTCCGTAAATTAGGGGCCTTTAAGAGTGGAGGAATGTCATCGTCATAAGCAGTAGCTTCGTTATGTACTTCAATTAACCGCGAGGGTTCTCCTATAAATAACTCGTACTTATGTCCGAAAGCGTCTGCCATACTTACCTCCCTAATTCTTCGTTAGTTACGTAGATCAATTCATAATCTTTATTAACACCTACGTTATTTCTACTAGGAGGTAACTCTGTAGCTTTTACTTTAGCTAAGAATAATTCTCCGTGAGAGAAATCCGGTAAGTTATATTTGTCTGTAAGTAAGGAACCTGTTTTAAGGTCTATCGAACCTACAATAAGTTTTTGTTGAAAGTAAATATCTAGACGATAAACACTATCAATATCATTAAAGTTGAAACGGAAGTCATAAATCTCTCCTCCTAAAGATACAGGAGAAGAGGAATTAGAAGCATCAGGGATAGAAATACTTAGCATAGATATTCTCCTATGAAGTTAGTGATTCAAAAACAGTAGTCAGATAACCTTTCTTTTCAGTGTCAGGTTCTTCTGTACTTCCTCTACCACCTTTTTTCTCTTCAACCATATCTTTATGTTGATCAGCAGGGATAGGCTCAGCGGAGAGCTTTGCTTGGGTGGCTGTTAATGTCTGCTCTATATTGAAACTTACATCAATAGCATACTTCCCTGTGGTAACTGTCCGTTCCATAGTCAAGAGTGTGAACCTACAATTCTTCATGATATCTAAGTTCTCACTGAACAAACAAGCGAAAGGTTCTCCTGAACGTTTAAGTGCTTGCATCCCTTTCTCGAAGAGTTCTAGGTCCGTAGACAGTTCACTGTTACGTAAAAACTTTACACGAGAGATACTTCCCGTAAAAGATATCTTATCGGGGTTCTGTTGGTAATGGTCACTAACATTAAACCCTTCCTCGACGGCATACTTAGTCACTTTACCTGACTGCTCGTACATGATAGAGACTACTGCATCTAGTTGATATATGTCTCCATCACCGTTGTTAGTTTTAATATAAAACGCCATGTTAGTACCCCGTAGCTACACTAGCTGAAAATTGTTGCTCCAGTATATTCTGGATCTCTCTGCCTACAGCTTCAGGGTCTTTAGTTCCTTCGACTGTGAACGTGTTCTGTTGAGTTACTGTATTTGTGTTAGTTGTTGCTGTAGAACCCTTAGCTTTAAATGAATCAGTTAAATTCTCAGGACTCCCTGTAAGGCTTCCTGCTTTAACTGCCATCTTATCTAACTTAGAATCCGTATTAGCAAACCAGTTATCTAACCAATCCAATCCTTCTTCTAGTTTAGCGAAAGGATACACTACTACTGCTGCAAGAGTTTTTAGTACTGTCCATACACCGTACAATGCCTGCTCCAACAGATTCATACTTTCTACAGGTTTATCTAAGCTATCACTTATCGTATTGAACGCTCCAGCGAGAGGTACAGTTATAACTCGAACCAATTGCCATGCCATACTCAGTAAAGGGGATATAACATCTAATACCCAACCAAGAGTATCACCGAACATTCTAAACAAAGGGTTCATCTCTTCCATAATATTGGAGAGACTATTAAAGAACTCACCTAACCCTGTATCTAGTCCTTCGTCAAACGCGCCTGCCACATTAAGTTTGTAGTTAGTTACAAACCTGTTCATAGCGACACGAGAGGTTTTAAGTGACGCATCCAGCATTCCTGTCTGGCGTACATACTCTCTTACTTCATCCGCGAAATCAGGTAAGAATTCTACTGACTGTATCGCTCCTGACTCGATTTGTTTGAATAACTCTTTAGTAGATACACCTAAAGCTTTTGCTGCGGAACTGAAAGCGATAGGAACTCGTTCACCTAACTGCAATAATTCTTCCGTACTCAATTTACCTTTAGATAGTATCTGTGACATTGCCCTAGACACACCTTCAAAATCTGAAGTACTTAAGTTGAACGCGGTAGATAGTTCAGATGCAGCTAAGAAAGCATTACGTGCTTCGGCGTTATCTAGTCCTGCGGATTTAGCAGCAGCACCGAGTTTCCCGTATGCACTAGTTGCTTCGGTAATATCTACACCT